CCATTCTGAGCGTCTGTATAGATTCAAAAGCGGTGGGGGAATGAGAATCCCTGACGCGCCCCGCCTGCTACCAGAAGCCGCTGGCGTCGCCGAGTACGACGGCCGCCGCGTCACTCTCTTGGGGCCATATGGCACGAAGCTCGATTGGTGGCTGGTTTCTGGGAGCTGGGCACTTCCCGGAACCCAGCCTATGCTCTACGTTGGTCGGGACGAGGCCGAGGCCCGCAAGGTGTTCGAGGCTGAGGCCGAGAGACTGAGGAATGGATAACGTCGACACCTGGTGCATTGCTTTTGAGCGCCGTCTAGTGGAGCGGGGTATCTACATCGGCAGGCGGTCATATTCGGACGACCTAGAGGCTTACGGTGGGGCGGTGACTTACCAACTAGGCCAACCTCCCGAGCACATGCATGCCAGGATTAGCTATGTCCTCATGCTTCAGGGTACTCCTGCGGTTGCCGCCGATTATGTGGTAGAGAGGCTGAGGGGCTAGAAATGCCAGCACCAGGAGTCAAGCCGAACGAGGGCCAGCCTGTCCGTCACCGCGTCAAGCCACGACACGAATGGGTTGAGGTAGAGCACCGGCCTTTCGAGGATGGGCCCCGGTTGCCACGCAACCAGCCGAGCGGACCGCTCTGGCCGGCGGCGACGAAGCGCTGGTGGGGGGTCATCTCCCGGATGCCCCATTGCATCCTGTGGGACGAGGCCGACTGGCAGTTCGCCCTAGATACGGCTTCTGTCGCTGCGGCCTTCCACGGGGGGGACATGAAGCAGGCGGTGGAACTGAGGCAGCGGGAGAAGGTGATGGGCACGACGCTGGACGCCCGCCGCGACCTCCGCATCCGCTACGTGGAGGCGGTGCAGGAAGAGGAGCGACCAGCTATTGCAGCTATCGAAGACTACAGGAAGGCGCTGAGAGAATGAGAATCACGGATGATAATGGGCTAGACTTAGGTCACTTAGGCATTCTAGAGTTTCGGCCAGGAGAGATTGCGATAATTCGGTGCGAACGCCATCTCACGATGGATCAACTTTATGAGTTGAAAGACGCATGGGCCGAGGCACTCCCTGGAATCAAGGCGATAATTCTGACAGACGGCATGACGATAGAGAAGGCCAGAGAGGAAATGACAAAGGCGCTGGAGGGATGATGCCTGACCAGTTGGAAGAGACGCTGATTAAGATTCAGGATGCCTTAGAGAATCTGGCTGAGCAATTGGGCTTAGCCTGGAAGGACTATATCCGGAAGACATATCCGGAGCGGGCATGTCCGAACTGTGATTTCGTGGCGGCTGAGGAGGGCGAGGAATTCCTGCCCTGCCCAGGGACTGGTTCAGTATTGCATGGCGTCTATGAAACAAGATCGAGGACAGGGGCCGAATGATCACCGATACTGATCTTACGTGCCCGCGCTGTGGTGGGAGGGACTTCGAGGAACATGACTGCGGCCCAGATGGATGGGATGATGACGTGACGTGGATATCTGAGGTCTGCACCCATTGTCGCCTTTGGTACTCCGGCTGGACCGAGCAGTGGCTTATTGATTGCGCAGTCTGGACGGACGAAGAGGATGCCGAGGAGTTTGTGCCGCAATGACCATCGCTCTCGCCCCGCCCGCCAGGATCGGTACTGTTGAGCATCCCCTCACCGGCGATAAGTGGGACGTTCTTGACCGTCGTGGTCTCTTCCGGTGTAGGCATCGTTTTCTATTTCGCACAGTTAAGCCGAACGAGGGATATGGCTATTTTATGGTCGCCAATGCATCTGCGGCCGCACATCTCGTCGAATGCCAACGAGGATTCATGTTCGGATGGCGAACTAATATCGGAGTCCGGGCTGGCCTATGACGACCGAAGCCCCGCCCATAGGCATCCACATCGGCCCCACGACTGTCCCAGAGCGCACCCTCGGCTGGGAGATCCTCGGTTGGACGAAGGAGTACCTCCTGCAGCCGGACGGCCCGAATGCCGGCGAGCCGTGGGTCTTCACCAACGAGCAGGCGCGTTTCGTGCTCAACTGGTACGCCATCGATGAGCAAGGCCGGTTCGTCTGGCGCTATGGGATGCTGCGCAGGATGAAGGGTTGGGGCAAGGACCCGGTGGGCGCCGCCCTCTCCTGCATCGAGTTTGTCGGGCCGTGCCGTTTCCACCACTGGGATGGCTCGGCAACCCTTATCCCTTCCATGAAGCTCCCCGCCGACCAGGGTTTCGGTGAACCCGTCGCCGGGCCCCACTATGCGGCCTGGGTGCAGATAGCCGCCGTCTCCCGCGACCAGACCCGCAACACCATGACGCTCTTCCCCGGCATGATCTCGCCCAAAGCCATCGAGGAGTTCGGCATCGACATCGGCAAGGAGATCATCTACGCCTATGGCGGGCGCCGGCGTATTGAGGCGGTAACGAGCTCGCCCCGGGCGTTGGAGGGCGGGCGGGCCACCTTCATACTGAAGAACGAGACCCATCACTGGCTAGCACCGAACGAGGGGCATGAGATGAGCAAGGTCATCGCCCGTAACGCGGCGAAGTCCCGCGATGCCTCCTCGCGGGTGCTGGCCATCTCGAACGCCCACGCTCCCGGCGAGGACTCGGACGCCGAGCACGATTACGAGGCTTGGAAAAAGATCGACCAGGGCCTTTCGAAAGCTACGGGCCTTCTCTACGAATGTCTCGAGGCACCAGAGGAGACGGACCTAGAGGACGACGAGTCCTTGATGGCTGGCCTCCTGGCGGCGCGCGGCGACTCCGAGTGGGTCGACCCTGACCGCCTGATCGCCGAGATTCACGACCCCCGGACTTCGGCGGCGATGGCCCGGCGCTTCTACCTGAATCAGATCGTCGCCGAGGAGGACAAACCCTTCGACAGCAAGAAATGGGAGACGCTGGCGGGGACAGGTCGCAAAGTCCCGGACGGCGCGCTTATCACCCTCGGCTTCGATGGTTCCATCAGCCAGGACCACACGGCACTTATCGGGACCGAGGTGGCGACGGGGCATCAGTGGGTCGTGGGCTACTGGGAGCCTGAGATCATGGCTGACGGCGAAGTGCGCATCCCCTTCATGGAGGTCGACGAGACCGTTGATGCGGCCTTTGGGCGCTGGAAGGTGTGGCGCTTCAACTGCGATCCGTTCTACTGGAAGGACATGACGGCTGCCTGGGCAGGCCGCTACGGTGACGACGTCGTCGTCAACTGGGCGACGAACCAGTACCGAAGGATGGCGGCCGCTCTGCTCGCCTACCGGAACGCCATCGAGACCGGGGCGCTGACGCACGACGGGGACGCACGATTCACCGCTGCGATATATAATGCACATAAGCACATGCGCGAATTTCGGGACGACCAGGGCGAGCGGATGTGGACCATCCAGAAGGAGCGGCCGGACTCACCGCTGAAGATCGACGCGGCGATGGCCGGGTGCCTGTCGTGGGAGGCGTCCCTCGCCGCTATCGCTGCCGGCGCGGTGGGTGAAGAGGACGAGGCGGGGGTATTCTTTGTCTAGTAGGAATCCTCACGCACAATGCGTTGGATATTGCAGGCATCCTCGCTCCCGATATGATGATCGTCTTCCCTATCGCTGCACGCAGGATTGGGAACATGGAGTTGAGCGAGTGCCTTTGCCCATTGATATAGTGAGGGCGCTCGACTCTCGGTTAGCACTCGAGGACAGCGATACCGAGGAGAGATTATATTGTGGCCGCGATTGGCCCAGGTGGGGTAAAGCGACTAGACGTGAGACGAAGGATTGAAAACACATGCCATTACCGGAAGCATCGAGGCGGTCGGTCGTCTCCTCGGCTCCCTGCTTGACCGAGACGATCTGAAGGTCATCGGCCAGGGCGCCATCCTCCTGCTTGCGCTGGCGCTGGTGGCCATTGTCCTGGCGGCAACGGCGGGCCTCGCGCTCGCCGTCTTCGAGGGGGTGAGGGGGCTGTGAGTTCAATACTCTATTGGCGCCGCCTGCCTACCCAATTTAGGGAAGCCCATGAACTCTCCTCGCAGCTCAAGTTTTTATTGGGACAACACCTATGGGGACATGATGGGAGCCTCCATTCGGCAGGGATGCAGATTCTCCCTGGCTCGACAGATTATGCCTTCCTCGCAGGGTTGGCCGCAGCCGATATAGAGGGGGCGAGAGGGTTATTGATGGCTATAGACGAATCCGAAGGCGTAGAACTCTCGATTGAAGGCTAGTTGGCTAAAGGGGGGAGGCCTGAGATGGGACTTGTCGCGGACACATTCAGCCTAGTTCGCAACCGCGCTCCTCCGCTGCCCATCCAGAGAGCGGGGCAGTGGGCGGCGCCCCCGCAGCAGGGCTACTTGGGGTATTCCCGGGCCTACATGCGGAACGAGATCGTCTTCGCCTGTATCGAGATGCTGGCGACCTCGGCGGGCGAGCCGCACATCGTCGGCCGGCGCTTCCGGCGCGAGAGGCCGCAGATCAGGAACGAGGAGCAACGCCTGCAGGCGAGGGGAGTCCCGTTGCGAGACATCTACTCGCAGATGATTACCAATGGCTTCTTCACCGACTTGCCCAACCACCCCCTAGTCCGCCTGCTGGATAAGCCGAACCCCTGGATGAGCCGCGGTCAGCTATGGGGAATGGTCGTTATGGACCGCGCCCTGGCCGGCAACTGCTATCTGCTCAAGGCGAGGGTACAGGGCGGGCCTCTGAAGGGCGCGATGGCCGAGCTGTGGCGGCTACGGCCGGACCGCGTGAGGATCATCCCCGATCCGGTCAACCATATCGCCGGCTACGAGTACAGGATTGGAACCGAGACGGTGACATACCCACCGCAGGATATCGTGCACTTCAAGACAAGGCATCCTCTGAGCGATTTTTACGGCATGCCGCCGCTACTGGTTGCCGCCGACCGCGTCACCATCGACGAGTATATGGGAAGTTTCCTGAGGGGCTTCTATGAGCGCGGCGGCACGGGTCCGGGTTCTATCCTCTCGGTCAAGCAGAGGCTTTCGCAGGAAGCTAAGGATGACATTCGCGACCGCTTCCGCAGCCAATTTGGCGGGAGTGCGGGCTTCCATGAGATGCTGATCCTGGACCAGGCCGAAAGCACTTATCAACAGATGGGGCTCAACCGTGGCCTGCGCGATGCCCTGCCCAAGGAGCTCGACGCCATGACGGAGGCCAGGATCGCCATGGTCTTCGGGATCCCAGGCTCCATCCTCGGCCTGCTCATTGGCTACGAGTCCTCGAGCTACGCCAACAAACGGCAGGATTGGCAGGTGTTCTGGGACTTGACCATGACGCCGCTTCTGAGCGACCTCGACGACGTGCTCAACCTCCAGCTTGTCCCGGAGTTCGGCTTCATAGACGAGGTGCTGTTCGATCTGAGCGACATCCGGGCCTTGCAGGAAGACGTCGACAAGCTCCACGAGCGGGCACGGAAGAACGGCCAAGCGGGCTACTGGTCCTTCGAAGAAGTGCGAGAGGCTACCGGTAAAGACCCTAATATTAAGAGTGGTACTTTCTTCATACCGTCCAGCAGCATAGCGACTCCTATCGAGGAGATGGGCAAACGGGCAGAGCGATTGGCTGGACCTGGCGAAGACGGGGCTGAGGCTACGGAACCCGTAGGGAACCTGTTGGACGAGGTACGACACGACTGTGGGCGCTTAGTCGCCAGGGATGTGGTGGGCAACCCAGAACTCCATTGCGATAAGTGCATGGAGAACTTCAGGCCCCATGTCGAACTGATCATCTCATGAACAAAAAGTTCATCGTATTGCGCCAGTGCCCTCCATCTCTCGCGAGGTTGGAGGGCCAGTGGTGCGAAGTCGAATCCGTGAATTTAGAGTTTGTCACTGCTGACGACGTCTTGACCTACATCAGCTTTATTGGTACCCGCCGGTTTGAGAGCAGAGAGGATGGATGCAGTGCAGAGGTCTTTAAACCGGAGAGGGACACGACTTGACAACCGCAAAAGACTAGCCGCATAATCATCTCGACAATAGTTTAGACGCGAGCGCAGCCGAGCGCCCCTAGCGGGCCAAATAGCGCAGCCAGAGCGTCCACAGCGGGCCTAGCGCCCCGAGTGGGCGCCTTTTCTTGTCTGGGAATAGGTGGCTATGCCGCTGCCGAAGCCGAACAAGGGGGAGGAGGAGTCCGATTTTGTCCACCGATGCATGGGTGAGACCGAGGAGGAGTTCCCCGACGAAAGCCAACGGGCGGCGGTCTGTCACCGGCAATGGGAAGAGCGGGAGAAGAACAGGATGAAGTCCTGGTACAACATCCGCGATGCAGCCCACGGCGAGGTCGAGGTGCTGCTCTACGACGAGATCGGTTTATTCGGCATCCCTGCGGCTGAGTTCGTGAAGGATTTGCAGGGCATCAAGGCTCAGGTTATCAGCCTCCATATCAACTCCCCCGGCGGCGTAGTCTTCGAGGGCATCGCTATCTACAACAGTCTCAAGCAGCATCCCGCCATCGTCAACGTCACTATAGACGGCATCGCCGCCTCTACTGCCTCATTCATTGCGCAGGCCGGCGACCACATCATCATGGCGCAGTCCGCGAGCATGATGATCCACGACCCCCTCGGGAGCCTAGATGCCAAGATTGTTGGCAACGCTGGCGATCTCCGCAGTGCGGCACATGAAGCGGAGAAGCTTGCCCGGGTGCTAGATAAGGCGGCCGCCAGCATCGCGGGCATCTACGCAGGTCGGGCTGGCGGCACCGAGGAAGAGTGGCGAGCACGGATGGCCGAAGAGAGCTGGTATCAGGACCAGGAAGCCGTTGACATCGGCCTAGCCGATGAGGTGCTGGAAAGCAAGCCGAAGGTAGCTGCGATGGCGGGGGGCGTCTTCAACCTCTCTAAGTTCAAGAATGTCCCGAAGTGGCTACAGAATCAGGGCGGCAGTTTCGAGGCGCCCAGCGGCGGTGACAAAGTAGACAAACCCGATGCCGAGGACGATCTGCCCGACATCGACTATGCCTGGCACCTCAAGGCGGGCGTCGGAAAAGTAATGGAACCGGACTTGCTGCCGGAGTACGACTTCGCCGGCGCAATCAGGGAGGGACTGAAGTAGGATGTAGGCCCCGCGCCGCCAGCTTGGACGGCGAGACGACGCGGGGTTGAGAGCAAGAACTGGGAGACCCAGCCCTCGCGCTTCTGTTGTAGCCGATGGCGGGCCTCCTGGCAAGGCAGGAGGAGGAGACATGAACCCGCTAATCACGATGCTACAGGCGATCATGGCGCACCCGTTCCATGCCGTCTCCAAGCCGACGATCCAGGCGTGGTCGAGGCTGAGGCGCGGCTGGTATCGCTTCCAGCTTCGGAGGCTGGGCATCCCTGCTATGGCAGGTGGCGCAGGTGGCGCCAAGATCCCGATTCCCGAAACGCAGGCCGAACTCGATGAGCTGATGGGCGATCGGAAGAAGCTCGCCGAACTCGTTGAGTCGGGCCAATTCCCCGAGGTCATCGGTGCCTATTCGAAGGCGGTCGACAAGCGCGGCGATCTCGCGACGATGGTGTCCGATCAGCTAAAGGCCTTTATGACGGGCGAACTGGCGATCCAGGACACCGTCGACAAGAGCGTCAAGGACTCGATGGAGACATTCTTCGCCAGCTACGGCGTCAACCGCCCAAGGATGGGAGCGCCCGATGACCCGCGTTCCGGGGCGGAACTGAATGCCTGCTACAACCCCCTGGCGCCGGGCACAAAGATGAACGATCTGGGCTTCGCCAACCTGGGCGACTTCGCCCGTACTGTCTGGCACAGGAACCCGAACACGAGTGACGAGCGGCTCGGCAAGGCCAAGGCCGTCATGAATGCGTACAGCTCCGTCGACCCTGCTACCGGGGGCTTCCTGATCCCCGAGACGATGCGTTCGGAGATTCTGCAGCTCGCGCTGGAAGACTCGATTGTGCGGCAACGGGCGACGGTCATCACGATGGGCTCCCTCACCCAACTGATGCCGTTCGTCGACTCGACGACCAACGTGGGCAGCGTCCACGGTGGCATGATCTTCTACTGGACGCCGGAGTCGGGGACTCTCACCGCTACGCAGGCCAAGTTCGGGCGGCTCAAGCTGGAAGCCAACAAGCTGACAGGGCTCGCGGCCATCCCGAATGAACTCTGGGCCGACGCCCCAGCCCTATCTAGCTTCCTCATGCAGGCCATCCCGAAGGGTCTGGCCTTCTACGAGGATATTGCCTTCATCGATGGCAGCGGCGCTGGTGAGCCGCTTGGGTTCCTAAACTCCCCGGCCCTCATTGCCGTGACGAAAGAGACGGCCCAGGAAGCCGACACCATCGCGACCGGGAACGTCCTGGATATGTTCAAGCGGATGCTGCCGAGCTCCCTGGGAAGGGCCGTCTGGATCGTAAACCAGTCCTGCTTCCGAGAGCTGATGGAACTCTCGATCGCAGTCGGAGTCGGCGGTGCCCCCGTGTCTCTGGTGGATATCCGCAACGCACCGCTGATGTCGATGCTCGGACGGCCGCTAATCATCTCGGAGAAGGTGCCGACGCTGGGCGACCAGGGCGACCTCTGCTTCGTCGACTTGTCCTACTACCTGATCGGCGACCGGCAGGCGGTGAGCCTAGAGACCTCGGAGCACCGGTACTTCGAGCTTGACGAGACCGCCCTTCGTGTGATCGAGCGCGTCGATGGCCGGCCATGGGTACAGTCCGCGTTCACGCCGCTGAACGGTGAGACCGTCAGCCCATTCGTGGCCATCGAAGCACGAGCATAACCGATAGGCCAGTCGGGGCAGGCAATAAACCCCCTGCCCCGGCCATTCACTCGCGGGCATTGAAACCCCTGCGAAGGAGGCAAGAACATGAAAGAGTTGGGCAAGGGTATCATCCCGTCCGCCGTGGCGACGGGCAAGCACTTCAACCTCAAGAACGCGAACGGCATCACCTTCATCTGCTACGAGAACGGGGGTGCCCAGGCGATCACGATCAAGGAGAGCATCGCTGGGGCCAGTGAGCAGGCGCTAGCTGTCGTGACCGAACTCTTCGCGAGTAACGGGGTCGGCGGGGTGATGACCCGTGAGACGACCGATGCCAATGGCGCATTGGGCACCGGCGACTCCGCCATCGTGAAGAAGGACACGGAGCCATTCGACCAAGCCATCTTCCACATAGGCGCGTCCGAGCTTTCCGACGGCTTCGATTCCGTGGAGGTCACGGTCGACGCTGGCCAGTGCATCGGCATCGTGCATCCGCTCGTCCAGCGGGCACCGCAGAACCTGCCGGCATCGGCGGTCTAACGATGGTCGACATCGAGAAGGTCCGCGCCGAACTCAAGCTCGTCGAGGCATTTCTTGCGAAGCGCTATCACTACGAGCACCCGATCAAGGGACACCTCGCGGCTGCGCTTGAGTACCTGGGGGAGGAACAGCAAGGGGCGCCCCCTGAATCTGAGGTCGTAGACTTCCCATCCATCGCGGTCTCTGAACCTACAGAGACAGATGCTACGGAGACAGGCGGCGCACCGGTGACTTCAGAGGCGGAGGCCACAGGGGAACCGTGGTCTACAGAGCCCGACGCACCAGCGCCGCGCAGACGAAAGAGAGGCTAACGCATGAGCAATCCAACGAAGGGCAAAGCCATCCGGGAAATGGCCCTGGGCCTGAGAGTCGAGAAGACGGCGGTCTCCCTCGCCGACATCGACCTCTTCACCGTCAAGGGAGAGGTGCTCATCACCCTGCTCTATGGCGTGGTGACGGGAGTCGGTGATGCTGGGCCCACGACCATCCTGTTGAACGAAAAGGCTGATAGCATCGCCCTCTGCGCCGCGACCACCGTAACCCTTGATGCCGTGGGTGAGGTCTACGTTCTCACGGGCGACAGGTTGGTCATTATGGGCGGTACCGGTGCGGTCCCGGTGCTCAAGGTGGCAGGTATCCTGGCGGCCTTCCCTCACAACGCAATCATTTTCGATGGTCAGGCAGGTCTTACCATCGAGCTCACGCAGACCGGCGACGACGCCACGCACGCCGTCAAGTGGACGCTCTGCTACATCCCGCTTGAGGAAGGGGCCTACGTCGAAGCCGCCTAGGGCCAGGAGCGATAGCGGGTGACGGTCGTACTCATCACGAGCATTAGGACCTTCGTCGGCGTGTCGGGTGATACGAAGCCCACGGATGCGCCGGCGGGGTCCACGTTCTACGAAACCGATACCCGGACCATCCATGTTTACAACGGCAGCGCCTGGAGCGCGAAGCTGGCGGATTTGTCATGACGGTCGTTCTCACCACCAGTATTCAGACCTGGATAGGGCTCTCCTCGGACTCGAAGCCGACGAGCCCACCGGCAGGCTCGACGTTCTACGAGACGGACAGCGGCGCCACCTACATCTACGACGGCTCCGCCTGGCAACTGCTCCTGCGTGGCGGGCCGTTCAAGGCCACCAAGAGCGTCACCTACGCCGCCGGCGGGACGGGGGCGAACGGTACGGCGACCGCCCTCTTTACCATCACGGGCGAGATCATCGTCGTCTCCCTGGCGCCATTCTGTGAGACCGATCTGGAGGAGAGCCTGGGAACCCCCAACTTGGCGCTGGGACTCGTGGGGAATACCGCACTCTTTCTCGGCGCCACGACCGCGACGGCCATCGATGCGGGCAAGTTCTGGCTCGACACGACTCCCGCTGAGGTCGGCGGTATTGCTATCCCGGCCGCCCTCAAGGAGATCGCCATCACCGCGAACATTCAGTGCTTGGTCGGAGGGACCAACAACATTTCGGCGGGAGTGATCCGCTACGACGTTCTTTGGCTTCCGCTGTCGTCAGATGGGTTGCTTGTTGCAGCTTGAGTGAGGACATGAACCGTAAAGACCGTTCGCCATATTACAGTTGTGGCAGAGAACCTGAAAGCCTTCGGGGTAATGCCGTTGTCTCAGCCATAAATAAGTATTATTGGCGATCTGCTTTCGGTGCGCACTCCCGCCACCGTTCACATGGTCAATTGAAAGAAACTGCACCGTTGCCTCTTGGCAGCAAGCGCACTTCCCGCCGTAGGCTGCAATGGCTGCGAGGCGGTTTTGTCTCCGCTGCACTTTCCCATGTTTTCTCGCCAGCGCCTTGCGTTCCTCACAGTGAGCCCAGTAATACTCGCGAGCGCGCCTCCGATTTTCTTCCCGCCCGCCAGGAGTGGCTAGCTGGGCCTGGCGATATTGCCGCATGTATACGGCTTTTCTCTTGCGTTGTTCGGCAACATTCACGTAACCAGTATAGCACATTGGGCTACTACATAGACCAGATCGAGGTAGCCGCGTGAGCTGGGCGCAGCTAGGGGCGATCCTGCGGGAGGCGCGAGAGACCGCCGCAGACGAGCGCCGCAAGCCCCCTGTGGCCTGTCCTTACGATGGGACGCCGCTCAAGTATCACCCGCGCAAGGGCCTGCTGTTCTGTCCGAATGGAGACTATCGGGTGCGGGGCCCGGCCCCGTGAGCAATGAGGAGGATCGACTGTAATGTTTAAGGCCTTTCGTTTTTGGCTGATGCGTCGCCTAGCTGGACGCACAGCGGTTGTCTTGAATACAGACATCTGCTTTGTGGGACCCGGCTGTCATATCGCACCGCGCTATCGTGAGAGTGCGATGTTCTTGTCCAACCACCGCTTCCGTTCAGTGTAGCTTGTGGCTGGATCAGAAGAATCCGTGAGCGATGAGGGCTCGCTAGATGTCGAACGCGACGCGTTGGTACAGCACCAGAAAGCTCGTCAAGGCCGCTGTGGGTATCAGCGGCGCTGACCTTGACTCGCTCATCGAATCTTACATCGAGGTCGCGTCCGAAGACATAGAGAAATTCCTCGGCCGGCGCTTCATCCCTGAGACCGCAGTCAAGTCCTTTCGCTGGCCACCCCGGATTGGCGGCGGCACTATCCTCCGACTCGAAGACCTGGACCTACTCGCCGTTACACAACTACAGACCAAGGCTCAGGACGCGACGCCGACGACGATAGACGCCGCAGACTACTTCCTTGAGCCGGTGAATTCCGGTCCGCCCTACAGCCGGGTCGAGATTGACCTCTCTTCAAACGCGGCCTTCGAATCAGGCGATACCCCACAGCGTTCGATAGCCATCACCGGGAGGTGGGGCTACGGCGAGGACACGAAGACGGCGGGGGCCGTCGAATCAGGCTTGGCCGCCGATGCCGCAGCGACGACGTTCGAGTGCTCCGACAGCTCGTTGATTGAGGTCGGTGACACCCTTCTTATCGAGGACGAACAGCTATTCGTCACGGGCAAGGCTCCGACCTTGCTGGCAGATAGTAATGCCACGCTCCTCTTTGCGATCACAGCTGATCTGACGGACAACGTTCTCACGTTGTCCGCGATACCGGCACCCTACATGTTTGCAGGCGAAGTGATCCAAATCGATAGCGAACTTATGTTGATCGAAGTCGCGGCAGCGATAGCAGTAACCGTCAAGCGGGCTTATGACGGGACATTGCTGGCCACCCACGCCACAGATGCCGACTCGGTTAAGCCCTTCCGGTTGCTCACCGTCGTCCGGGGCGTGAACGGCACCACAGCGGCCGTACACGCGGACGATACGGCCATCTCGAAGTACGCGCCGCCAGCCGATGTCATGGAGTATTGCCGCGCCCAGGCTATCGCCCTTCATCAGCAGGGGCGGTCCGGCTGGACTGGCGTGATAGGCGACAGCGAAGGCGGGCAGATCGAGACCAAGATGTTCGCCCTCTGGTCCATGAAGCAGAACCTGATCGCCAAATACCGGCCGGTGACGCTATGACTAGGCCCAGCAGGGGTAGTCCGCTGTGGGTTAACGTCGTCGTCCGCGGCCCGCTTTTTGACAAGAAGATCGATGCAGTCGTGAAGAGGGCATTGATTGCAGAAGTCCTGGCGAAAATCGAGGTGCGCCTGAAGCGGGGGGGCAAGGGGCTTGGTGCCAAGCGGAACATCGTGACGGCGGAGATGGCCTTGGGCCATGCGGCGGCACAGGCCGTTGGGATGGAGGTGAAGTCGACGAAGAAATACCCCCGCACCAAGGGCACGGCCTGGGTCAGCAAGAACATCGCAATCGCAAGAGCGATGGCACCACGGGTGTTGCGGAAGGCAGCCAGGAGGATGGTGGGTGAGCTCAACTAATAAGGCAGCGTGGCAGAACATTCAGTCGAAGCTGATGGCGATGGGCTATTGCCGAGTGGCCGTGGTTGGTGAACCTCGCTCTGATGTTCAGAGCGGGATGGTCGCGATCATTCCACAGGGCGGGGATATTGACGAGACCTCCCTTGCTGCCCCTCGTGAGATCCACCGTTGTGTCCTGCGGTATTACCGCAATTGGCTTGAAGAGGAACAGGAGGAGACCGAATTCGTCCTCGACCAGTTTCGGGCAGACATCCTTGAGGACATCTTCGGCGACTTCGAGCTGGGCGGGAACGTGGCCTATGCGCTTCCGGTGGAGTTCTCCTGGGAGTACGACACCATTACGGTCCAGGGCATTCTCTACCGGGTCGTGGACGTGATGATAGCCTACCGGATTGATGACAGCGCGACGTTTGCGCCGTAGGAGGAGACATGGTTACAGAAGCTACCCCCTCATTCTCGTCGACACCCGCACAGACCACAGCCATCGCAAAGGCTATAGCGGGATCGCTTGGCCTCGATCTCAAAGCGGTGAAGGGGATGCGCCTGATACTAGAGGTTGGACAGGACCCGAAGTTGGAAATTGACACCTTCATCCGCTACGACCCGGATGGCTTGACGGAAGTGAAGACCACCATGTCAAGGTATCGACTGGTGGAGGAGCAGAAGGTGACTGCATGACAGCAGCTACGAAAGCGAAGCGGTACGTCGTCCAGAACCCGCGCCGTATCCCCGGGGGCCGGCACATCCTGCGGAGCGGCGAGCGGTACTGGTTCGAGGGCGACGACTTCGAGCCGCCGAAGGGTTGCGACGTGGCGCGCCTCCTCCGCGACCGGCTGATCAAGGAGGTGCGCGATGGCTAAGAAGAGCGGCCTAGCCCAGAAGCTCTATGTCCACGGGTACGACATATCCGGCGATGTGGGCGCCATCAACAACTGCGCAGGGCCTAGCGCAGTCCTGGACGTGACGAGCATCGAGAAGAGCGCCCACGAGCGCATCTACGGGCTGGAGGACGGGGAGATCTCCTTCGCCTGCTGGTTCGATGACGCGACCGACCAGTTGCACGATGCTCTGAGCGGCCTACCGAAGACGGACAGGCTGGCCACATGGCTGCTCGGCACGACTCGCGGCGATCAGGTGGCGGTCGTCCTAGGGAAGCAGATCAATTACGACTGGACGCGAGGCGCCGATGGCAGTCTCGCCGGCACCGTCCAGATCCTCGGCAACGGCAATGCCCGCGAGTGGGCCGAACTCCTCGTCGCCAAGGTCACGCATTCCAGCGCCACCGACGAGACGGGAATAGACAACGGCTCATCGAGCGCCGCCGGCGGCGTGGGGTTCCTACAGCATTTCAGCGGCGCCTCGGGGACTATCGAATACGACATCGAGGACAGCAGCGACTCGACGGATGGGGATGATGGCGTATGGGCGAACCTGCTGGCCTTTACCGACGTTGCGACGCCTTGGGCGCAGACGGCAGAACGGGTGGAGGTCAGCGGCACGGTCGAGAAGTGGGTGCGTGCCAGCACGAACGGCACGTTTACGAACGCCGTGTTCAGTATGGCGTTCAAGCGAGTATAGGAGGTTAGGCAATGGCGAAAGAGGCTGGATTTCCCATGACCGTAACGGTGGATGACTCCGCCGGCGCGGGCAAGGACATTTCCAACGACATCACCAACATCAGCTTCGGAACGCCGAGCGGCGTCCAGGATGTGACAGGGCTCGACAAGTCAGCCATAGAGCGCATCCTGCTCTTGGCCGATGGATCGGGCACGCTCAATGGCGTGTTCAACGACGCCGCGGACAAGAGCCATGCGGTGCTGAAGAACTACCGGACGATTTTCGCCGGCCTGGTCGGGCGAACCTTGGCGATCGCCATCAGCGGCCAGACGCTCTCAATGGAAGTCGTCTTCACCGATTACGGGCTGACCCGTGCCGCCGACGGCTCATTGACGTGGAGCGCTCCCTTCCAACTCTCGGACGGGACTGTTCCCGCGTGGAGCTAGCGGCGATGGGGTTCAAAGTTCCTCGCCGTAATGCCCTGCTGCGCTTCGAGGGCACGGAGTACGGCGGCGCCGAGATCAAGTGCAGGCTCGACATATCCTTCGCCGACTTCTTCGAGTTCGAGAAGTTGCGGTGGGCAGGGGAGGATGTCGAGAAGGTGCGCGATCTCATCCAGCGCTTCGCCGAGGACATCCTCATTGAGTGGAATCTGGAGGACGACGATGGGAAGGCGATAACTCCCAGCGTGGATTCCCTGTTCAACCTTCCGCCGGCATTCGTCCTTCTCTTGATGCAGGAGTGGCTATCGGCCATAGGGCGAGTGCCTGGCCCTTTAGGCGCGACGTCGAACGATGGCGGCACGTCGGAGGGGGAGTCGGAGCGGACGGCCGACCCGTCACCAAGCCTCCAGCTCTGATCGAGGCCGAGATGGTCGACGGGCTCTGCCAGCGGTACGGCTGTCCGCCGAGCGTGATCCTTCAAGAGGACGCCGACTACGTCTTGGGCCTGGTGCAACTGGTCGAGATGGGCAGAGTGAAGGAGAAGGATGGCTAACGAAGTAGTCGTCACCATACGGGGCGACGACAAGGCCAGCGGTCCCCTGGGCCGCGTGGATGCCAAGGCGAAGGGCCTCGGCGGCACGCTCAAGTCGCTGGCACCGTTCGCCCTCGGCGCCGGTGCCGCCCTCGGCGTACTCGGTGCGGTCGGCCTCAAGCTAGGTGGCGATTTCGAGAGCGCCTTCAACAAGATCCGTATCGGCACTGGCGCCACCGGCGACGAGCTCGCGGTGCTCAAAGACAGCTTCCGCGACACCTTCAAGTCCGTGCCCGTTAGCATGGAGGCGGCGGCCGACGCCATCTCCCAGCTCAACACCCTAACTGGTAAGACCGGCGGCATCCTCACAGATATGGCGACCACTGCCCTCGACGCTGCCCGATTGATGGGGGAGGACAGCACCGCTCTAATCGAAAACTTCGGCAGGGCCATCAACGCCTTTGGCGGTGCGGCTGAGGATTCCGCCGGAGTCCTTGATACGATTTTTGTCATATCCCAGAAGACCAACGTACCCATGACGGAGCTCTTGGGGACAGTCCAGACTTATGGTCCAGTGCTGCGAAACCTTGGTTTTGGGCTGCACGAATCGGCAATCCTGTTCGGCCAGCTCAGCAAGGCGGGTATCGACGTGAGCCGCGTCATGCCGGGCATCAACGCCTTTATGCGCCGGCTAGCCGACGAAGGGGTCGAAGACCTACGCGGCGGCTTCGAGGACGTGATAGAGCAGATTCAGAACACGACCTCGGACACCGAGGCGCTGAACATAGCGACGGAGGCCTTCGGCGCTGAAGGCGCCCAGAGGCTCGTGGTAGCCGCCAGGGAGGGCGCCTTCGAGCTCGGCGAGCTTACCGACGCACTCGCAACGAGTGAGGGCGCTATCGCCCGCACAGCCAAAGAGACGCAGACCCTAAGCGATAGGTTCACCATCCTCAAGAATCGCGCCCTCATCGCCCTAGAGCCCGCTCTCATCGGCCTGGTGAAGCAGGTCGAGCGGTTCGCGGACATGGTCACCGAAAAGATAATCCCCGCCATACAGGAATGGTACACGCAGCACCAGCCGCAGATCCAGGCCGCCATTGAGGATTTCCAGCGGTTCCTAAACGACGATCTGATGCCTGCAATAGAGAACATCGTCCGCATCTTCGAGACGGTCTGGCCGAAGATTGAGCCCATCGTGACCAGCGCCCTCAAGGAGGTGCGGATAGCTATAGAGCTAGTGCTGAACATTATCAGCGGGATTATTAAGACCATCCTGGCCATCATGGAGGGCGACTTTGGGAAGGCGTGGGAGAACATCAAGACACTAGTTGACGATGTACTGGGAGGCATTCGTGACCTGATCTTCCAGCGGCTCAACACGTTCAAGGAGATAGCGCGGCTCGCGCTTGAGGGCCTCAAAGCGTTGTGGGATAGGGCATGGGAGGGAATCAAGACGCTGACCACCGAGGCGTTTGGGAAATTGGTAGGGTTCCTGGTTCAGCTCCGCACGGACATGCTGGTGAAATGGGAAGAGATTAAGACCGAAGTCACCGAAAAGGTACAGGGCTTCATAGATGATGTTGTCCAGTTCTTCATCGATCTGCCCGGCCGCATTCTCGACGCCCTGGCTGCGCTGCCCGGCCTGCTCTTCGATGCGGGCAGGGACGCGATTCGGGGCTTCATCGACGGGCTGTTGAGCATACCGATTCCTATGCCCGACCTGACGCCTGGCTTTGACATCCCCGGTGTGCCGTTTGTGCATAGCGGTACTCGTTTCGTGCCTCGTGACACGCTCGCCGTCCTCCAGAGAGGTGAAATGGTTATCCCCGCTGGACCAGCCGATATGCTTCGGCGAGGCGAGGGCGGCATAGGGGCAGGCTTCACCTATATCAATTACGGCACCCACAACGTTGTGCTACCCAACGTGCGGGATACGAGGGACATGATGCGCGAGATGGACCGGCTGGTGAGGTGAGATGCTCCACTACGCCCTGACGCCCACGACCTTCGATGGCGTCGACATCAACGACGGCAGCCTCTACAAGAGCAAATTCCAGCGGCCGGACGACCCCCTGCGGATGGTCACGAGCGATCCCGTCGAGGTCGAGGTGCCGGGCGAGTTCTCCTATCCCACCTCGCCCCGCTCGCAGCCCCAGTCCCGCGTCATGGCGTTGCATATCCAGATTCTCGGGACGGATCAGACGAACCTCGATGGCCTGAAGGCACTTTTTGATTCCGACAAAGGCGATGTCCTCCTGAAGGTGACGGACGGCGGCGCCAGCCCCGTGACCTACCGCCTCACCGTCCGCTGCCAAAGCCTCGTCAACTTGCAGAACAGCGAGAACCTATTCGTCGCCCTTCTCTACGTGGCCCGGCCCATCTTCGAGAACGATTCTCAGGGCTCTGATCCGCAGACGGCGGACGGGACCCCCGACCCGCATCTCTGGACGATCGACAACGACGGCACGAAGCGGGCCTATCCCAGCTTCGAGATCAAGCCGACCGTCGCAAAATTAAACAGCGCAGATTTTTTGCATCGTTGGCAGGTCATTTTGGCCTGGAGATCAGAATTGGCCGGCGTCGATTCTCACGGCCTCGGCTATCCCATCGACATAGCGGACGGTAACCTGGACACGGCGGCCGAGGTGACGGCGGGCAGGATGCTGGCGAGCGGCGACGACCTGCGGGTGCTGGTGGACGGGGAGGAGGTCAACCGGTGGCTCGACGGGATCGATACGGCCAACACGAAGGTCTGGATTAATCTAAGCTCTCAGACCAAGAAGCTGGCTAACAGCAAATTCGTCATTAACTCTGCCGATACCGAGATCGAGGTCAACGATCCCGAAGGGCTTATCGGCTGGCCACAGGCGGGGTTCTTCCTTATCGATGCCGTTGTCGACGAATGTGTACAGTACAAGTCTCGTACTAGCAAGAAGTTTCTTCAGTGTGTGAGGGGGGTGCGTAATACGACGACCCCTGCATCACATCTAGCTGGTGCCAACCTACGCTGGGTTGAGCATGACATTCAGATACTATCGAATTACACGGCAGCGGGGGACCCTCCAACGCCTAGCGACCGCCAGCCCGTTATCAGTCTGCAACTTTCCACCAACCTGAAGCACGTCTGGCCTGGTCCTTTCCTTGATCCCACGACACCGACACTCCGTTCAGGCCGGTTGTCGCGTGAGTTCACGAACGATAACCGTGTCGCAGCCGCGCTCTCTCTGGAGGACACGGGGACGGTGCTCAAGGCGAAGGACCTGATCGCCTCCGGCGCCGCCACACGCCATAACTCCGTCGAGCTATACGTGCCGTGTGGCGCCAAAGCCGCCGCCGCAGCTATCGAGTTCGACCTGAACAAGTCCGATCCGGATGATCCACCCACCCTCGCCATGCGGCTCTACGCCTGGGACATTCCTGGGAACCGAGTGCTCCTAAATCGCTACTACGGCCAGGACGCAGGCAACAATCTCCAAGTTACACCTGCAGTCGTAATGAGCCGCCTCAGGTGGAACTTCGTCTACGCCATGCTGACGGGCGTCATAGAGAACGGCACCGCTGGGATAGTCCTGGGCGCCGATCAGAGCAATGAGAAAGCTGCGAAGTTCACTCTGGCGGCGGCAAAATCGATATTAGGGTTCGCCGTGCGGGTAGACGTGAGTTCTACCGTCGCCGATTCCCGCTGGTATCTTTACCCGATGGCGACGAGCCCAGTGGAGCCGGATGACGCTTCGCAACTCTCCAGCGACGTCGATATCCTCGGCACTGAGATAGCCTCGCCAGGAACGCCTTTGTGGGTTGCCAAAGCCCTCAATGAAATAATTCGTCTCCCCGCTGGCGACTGGGTATTGGCTGCCTACAAGTTCCAGGGCGCTGCTAACTTCATCTGGCAGCAATTCACCACGCATCGCGTCTCCTTCAGCAACGTTCCTTGGAGCGAAGTTGCCGATACTTGGTCGGAACTAAAGGGCCGCGCCGCTAGCGTCATTCTCTTCGGTACCGGCGACGAGGACCCTGAAGAGGACAGCCCGTCGGGCGGCGGCTTCGAGTGGGAACTGGACAACATCGAAGTTACTTTCGATGACACGCTGCCACGTACCCCTTATTTTCTCCGGTCGCCACAGGAGACGATCTACTGGCTGAAGGGCACGATCAAGAATGACGACACCGGCCAGGAGCTGGTTCTGAACTTCGTGTCTCGCATCGACGACACGCTCACAATCGATTGCATGGCCCACACCATAACCCGCAGCGACACAGGCGCTAGCGTCCTGGGCGCGATGACGCCCTCAGACCTGGAGGAGTGGCTGCGATTCATCGCGGGCACCAACAATCTCCGATACACGGAGGCGGGGATCGGCGCCGTCGAAATCACCACGAAGCACAGGGACGCATGGGCATGACTTTGCGAAAAGATTATCCGGCGATCCTATGGAACGATCAGCGAATCTTTTTGCAAAGACTTCTGGCGAGGGCTCCATAGAATGCTCAGCCGATCTTTTGGGGAAAAGTTTTGCCGGGCTGCCCACAGGTGTCTTTGCCCATCTTTTTCCGAAAAGATCGAGGCGGCTTTCTATAGAAATGTTGCGACAATTTTTCCACAAAAGATCGGCGCGTCCTTCTATAGACAGCCCGTCGAATCTTTTAGGCAAAAGTTCCTGGATCGGTTCCATAGAAATGTCGGCCAATCTTTTCGCCAAAAGATCGCTCTTACTTTCCAAAGAACCGAATGGCCATCTTTTCTCGAAAAGACGATCTGGCGTTTCTATAGAGCCAGCGGGCAAACACTTTGCAAAAAGGGGACCAGCTTGGCCCAATGAGAGCCATCGTCAAGATACGAGATGACTTCCCGCCACACCGTATCCTGGCCGAGCTAACGACCGCGCACGACGTCGACCGCCTCATGGCGCTGCATGGACCGGGGGACTTCGCCTTCGCCATCGCTACCAACGACGGCCAGGCCAGCCGCGATACCGTGAGGGAGGGGCGCATCGTCACCATCGAGTCCACCACGGGCCTACCCGCCTACATCGGTCGCATTCTACGGATGGAGGAGGATACCGGGCGCGGGCGGATCGAGGTGAGTGGCGACGGCATCCCGCAGATACTCTACGAGCGCAGCCTGCCTCTTGACCTGGTGTTGAATGAGCAGGCGGCGGGCACCATAGCAATGCACCTTCTCTCCCTGGTCAACAGCACGAACCCGACGAGCATCTGGCCCAGTACAAGAGGCGAGCCCGGGACGCCGCTGCGCGGCAGCTTCCAGGCTGGTGCCAGTAGCCTCGGCGAGATGCTGGACGAGATGGCGGCCCTAACAGGCGACGAGTGGTGGGTGGAATCGGTACTCGACCAGCGCCAGATGCAGAACTTCCTTCGTTGGGGACGAAGACGCGGCACCGACAAATCCTACGCTATCCATCTGCAAGAGGGCATCCACTTATCCGCCAGCGAATACGCCCGCGACGCCCTGGGCTTCGCCCAATCCGTGACGGTGATTGGCGGTGGTGGCGACTTGGCGGACCGTCCAGCAGGGCTCAGCACCTTCGACACGCCATCGGCCTTTCAGCGAAAGGGGACGGTGGTGGAGCGGGCTTCGGAGGCGCACGTAAGGAGCCTGACCCTGTCGCCCGCCCTGGCGCGTGAGACAGTAGAGGTTCGGCCGCTGGATGAGGATGAGTCAATCCTCCAGGGTGCGGCGCAGAGGTTGATGGAGATCCCCACGACAGCCGCCGAGACATTACGGCTCACGGTCAATGACCGAGTGTCGTGGTCGCTCTACGGGCCCGGCGATCACCTCCGCGTGATCCTGGCGAGCGTCAACTTCGGCGGCATCAGCCGGCGGGTGCGGGTGCTGGCCGTCCAACCGGACGAAGACGCGGGCGAACAGGAACTGATCGTGAAGGTGGAAGAGGTTGTCTAGACAACGCCGGCCGCTATTGGCGCAGTTCGAGCGCTCCTACGGGCTGTTGCCGACGATTCGGGTCCAGCGCCAGGCGATGAACAGGCTGCTACGGGCACCACGGACGGGCGACACGACCCTGACGCGGGTCGCAGTCACCGGCAACAGCGGCCTGGGTTCGCATCCGACCGACCCCGATGCCCACCATGCCGAGGACCACATCACCCGTCACATTGCGGGCGGTGCTGACCCCTTTGGCTTCGGCCACACAATCAACCTTGACCAGATACGCTTCGGCCACGCGGGGGGACCGCTGCTGAACGGCCCTGGCTCTGGGACTATCCTTGTCCTTACCGGCGACCTGCGTGTAAATGGCGGAAGCCTGGGTATTGGAGTAGCGCCACCGGCCACGGACGGTGGCCTGCGAGCCATCGCCGCAGGCTTTGGTGCCGACCCCTCGGCAGGGCAGCGATTGGTCATTACCCCACGCGGGAGCACAGACGGCGAAGAATTGGTGCGCATCACGGGTAACATCTCCCATGTCGGTGCTAGCGCGACGAGTTGGGGCCTGCGGACGAATATCAACTCGACAGGCGGCCAGGTCTACGCGGCGCTCCTCGGTATGGACTTCCTCGTGCAGCACGTCGGCAGCGCCAATATAGGCCAGTTGGTCGGTGCCCTCATGCGGTGCGACTGGAACAGCCCGGCCTACACCACTGACCGTGTGACGGCCTTCGAGGGCAGGACGCGCATGTTCCAGGGTGGGACTCTAGGTGGTCCGCGCCTCCTAGCCATTGAAGGTCTACGCATTCTCCATAACTGGGGGCCTGGGGCGGTGAAATCCTATACGGACACCTACCACGGCTTCCGCATTCAGATGTTCGACACAAACGACAAGGGCCGTGTCGAGCAGGTCAACATCCTCAGCCTGCAAGAGGCCATACCATTTCCAAAGAACGATGCCGAGCAGACCTTGGGCCTCGACACTGGCGCCGAGGCGCTGATCAAGAAATTCCGATGGATCAACCAGGATTCGCCCCACGGCTACAACCTCCTGGCGGCCGCCACGAAGATCCCCAATCAGGTCACCTTCGACCTAAGAGCCATCGGGGACTCCACCGCTGAGATCGATGTCCGCCGGACAACCAAGAATTTCGCCAAGACGCTCAACCTTGCCACCACTGGCGACCTTGTAATGTTCTCGGACGACCACGACTCGGCCAGTGATATCAACTTCAAGGTCGAGGTCACGACGGGCGGTGCTTTCAGTGCCGCCGTGTGGCGGTGGAGCAATGACAACGGGTCCACCTGGGTCGAGGAGAACCTGAGCATGGTGGATGCCGATGGCATCCCGATAAATCGCTTGCTCCAAAACGGCTTCGAGGTGCGCTTCCGTCAGGGCAACTACACAGCCCTCGACAACTGGACATGGACGGCCATCGCTACGGGCAATCAACTCAGTGTCCTCCGAGTGGACAGCAAGAATGAGGAAGTCTATATCAGGAGTAGGCTGAACATCCTGGGCGGCGCGGTAGACGTTGTTATTGATACGCGGATTGATGGCGATGCTGCCCCCCGCTTCGCCATGACCACACCCGGGACAATGAACTGGGGCGACGGCACCAATCCTGCCGACGTTGCGCTTGCCCGATACGCTGCGGGCGTATTGGGCCTCGCGGCGGGGAACACCTTTAGGGCTGACACAGCCGAGCACGACACGATCAACGAGCGGACGCCTGCCGCCGGGGTCGCCGTAGATGGCCTCGTGATTAAGGACGGAGGCATTCACGACGCCGATGAGGATACGAGTATATGGGTCGAGAAGGCGGCTGACGAGGACATCGTCCGGGTGGGGACGGCGGGCGTCGAACGTGTTCGCTGGGAAGCGAACGGGGATATGCAGGGCAACTTTATCAAGATGCTTGACGTAGGCGCGGCCATGGTGCAGGCCACCGCCCCGTCGACGCCAGCCGACGGGCAACTCTGGCTAGACACCGCAGCCAGCGGCACGGGAGGCCTCGGTGTACTGAACGTCACGACGATCACCTCGAACGCTACCCTGACGACCTCTCAGACTGTTGTGTTGTGTGACGCGAGTTCCGGCGCAATTACGGTCACGCTCCCGGCGGCTTCCGGCAACGACGGGCGGCACTACCACATCAAGAAGATCGATTCCTCCGGGAACGCCGTCACGATAGACGGGAACGGGAGTGAGACGATAGACGGGGAGACGACGCAGGCGATCGCGGTGCAGTACAATTCTATTCAGCTAGTGTGTGACGGAAGTGTGTGGCATATCTTATGAGTCATCTACTCGCAGGCGAACCACAGAGAGCAGCCTTCGGGGAGGCGTTGGTAGCCCAGCCTACACCGGTTGTCCAGCTCCAGTTCCCATACAACATCAACACCGACCTGATCGAGAAGCAGGAGAACGCTTCGGGCACGATCACCCAGGCTGACGGCATGGCGGTGGTCCAGAGTGGTGCGGCAGCGAGCTCAGGTGCCCACATGCTCTCCAAGACTGCGCTGAAGTACGAGCCGGGCCAGGGCGCGTTAGTCCGCTTCACGGCTCTCTTCACAACGGGCGTGGCTAACTCCCTCCAGTTGGCCGGAATCGGGGACGTCGGCGATGGGCTGTTCTTCGGCTACAACGGCGCGACGTTCTCCATCCTCCGCCGGGAGAAGGGCAAGCCTGAAGTCCAGACCGTAACCATCACCAGCGGGGCGGTCACGGCATCGGGTGACATCACCATCAATCTTGATGGGGTGGCCAAAACTGTCGCGGTCGTTAGTGGAGACTCGGCGCGGGAGGTGGCAGTGAAAATAGCCGCTGCGGACTTCTCCGACACCGGCGCAGGCTGGAGTGCGAGCGTCCACAACGCCACCGTGATCTTCAAAGCCTGGAGCGACGGCGACAAGACTGGCACCTTCTCGCTTGTGGATACGGACACGACGGGCGTAGCAGGGACGTTCGCCGAGACGGTCGCTGGCGTCGCAGCGACGGAGACCTGGATTGCCCAGTCCTCATGGAACAAGGACGTGGCAGATGGCAGTGGCGCTCTCCCCGTCCTCGACCCAACGAAGGGCAACGTGTTCCAGATCCGCTACCAGTGGCTCGGTTTCGGTCTCATCTCCTTTGCTATAGAGGATCCCGAGAGCGGTGAGTATCACACGGTTCACACCATCCAATTCGCTAACGCCAACACCAGCCCGTCCCTCCAGAACCCGACATTGCCTCTCCACGTGACGGCGGAGAACACATCCAACACGAGCAACCTGACTGTCAAGACCTCTTCGATGGCAGGCTTCGCCGAAGGGCACATCGTAGAGGACTCCGTTCTCCACGGGGTTTCGAATGCCATAACCGGGCTGGGGACGACGGAGACGGCGATACTCTCCATCAAGGACAACCTGATCCACCAGGGCGAGATCAACCGCGTCCGGGTGAGGCCCGAGTTCATCTCTCTGGCCACCGACGCTACTAAGGCCATTATCTTCAGGATACGCATCCAGTCCACGCTGGAGGGACCAGTTGCCTTCACGGACGTGGATGCTGCCGTCTCGGTGATCTCCACCGATGTCGCTGCAACGGGGGTGACTCCGGGGACCGGCCGAGAAGCGCTGACGATAACGCTGGGGAAAACGGACTCCCTACTGATCAACATTGATGAACTCGACAAGAAGCTGAATCCCGGCGAGCACGTCACCATCACTGCCGAGGCGGTCAGTGGGTCGTCCCATGAGGCTTCGGCTTCGTTGACGTGGGGAGAATTGTTTTAGCATGGCTGTCCTAAAGATTCGCAGTGGTGGGGCGTGGATCGAAGTGCCTGTAGGTATTGACGACCACGGCAATCTGGCAGGACGCGAGGATGAAGACCACTCGGCTTATATCGCTAACTCGCTCCTCATTACCCGTGGCGACCTGATCCGCCGTGGGGCCAGCACGCCGGAGCGGATAGGTCTTGGCACGGACGGCCAGGCGCTCAAGTCTGACGGGACGGATGCGGTATGGGAGGACGACGAGCACGCCATCGAGGTTGTCATCGGCGACGGTGACGCCGCCATCCCGACGGGTGTGTGGTGCGCCCTGGAGGTGCCCTATGCCTGCACGGTCAAGGGCTGGACATTGGTATCGCCCCTTGAAAGCGGTGCCCTGGTCGTGGACGTGTGGAAGGACAGCTATGCGAACTGGCCCCCGACGGTGGCCGACACCATCGGGGGCTCCGAGAAGCCCACCATCACGGCGACGGGCAACAAAGGCCAGGACCTAACCCTGACGACCTGGACGACCGCGCTGGCGAAGGGCGACTGGCTGATCTTCAACGTGGACAGTGTGGCGACGATAACGCTGGCGACCTTGAGCATAAGGGTGGTGAAGACATAATGGCCCGCCTAGCTACCGTTACTGACGCCGCCCCGATCCGAGAAGCATGGAGTCTCGTCCGACTCTCTGTGGCTGGTTGGTGGCCGGATGCGATGGGAGAAGTGAAACCCACCGCCACCTTCGAGGACGCTATCAGGCACAAGAGGAAGCGGTACTACATCGAACCGGCGCAGCGAGGTTGGGCTTCGGCCGCATTCTTTCAGGTGATCCTGGGAGCTGAACCCCCAGGCGACGAGATCGGTCGCCGATGGGAGCAGATGGATATCTGGGTGCTTCCGCCCGGGCTCTCGGATAACGACTTCGACTGGGTGCTCTCACGGCTCTTCATCGCCTGGTTCGACGGCGCCATCTCCCGCAAGAGCTGGTTCTGGGGAACGCTACCCAATACAGCCCCAGCCCGCTCCCTGGACTACGCCCGGCGGGTTGGCTTCAGGGCGCGGCCACACCCCGAAAAGGACGACTGGACTATCTGGGAAGGCGATCCTGTGGTGGGCAAGGCGTCGGCCGAGCGGCTGCTGGCGGCGGTGATTCCCTGATGGCCCTCCTACTTCACTACACACCAGAGGCTGGTGGCGGCGACGATAGCGTCCTCCAAGGCGCGAGTGGCCCAACCGTGACTGCCAACGGCTTCTGGGACAGCTATGAGGTACAGCTAATCGGTGCCGCCGACCGCATGAGTTTGACCTGGGGCTATGAGATTGAGCTGGGCGACGGCGACGAACTGTTCTTCGAGTGGGAACGCCGGATAGACAACTGGTTGGGGCCTGAGGATCAGCCCCTATGGTTCAGGTGTGGCACTGGCACCGTACCTAGTACGCCGAGTATTTCGGTGCGGATTATCAAGGACACGGAGGACATCAAGCTCCACATAGTTGACAACAACAACGACTTCAGCACTTCTGGTGCCCTATACCAAGTCCCTTTCGACACAGAAAAGCGGCATGGCTGGTCGATCAAGCGATACAACGACGGCGGCAACTGGAAGCTGGACGGCAAATACTATGTTGACGGTGTGCAGCAGGGCGCTACCCTCACTCACACCATCACGGGGGACGACAAGACATTTCAGGTAGCATGGATTCGCGCCGAGGGGTTAGCGACGACCAAAGAGCCTGGTGGCAACGTCGAGGAGTATCTGCACGAGTGCCGCATGGCCGACGACGAGCTGCCGTTCAGCAAGGCAGCGAGCCGCGAGCGCATCAATCTAGACGGCAACGGCGGAACAAACGAGTGGCGGAATGACGACGATAGCGGCGCGGCCGACTACACACATATAGACGACACGGCTGGCAACTACGCCGAGGGCACGGATGAGGAAGA